CAACTTAAATTTTACGACTAATAAATGAAGATTCAAGAGAAAACATATACCGTGATTTATACTGTAGCGGTTGGACTTGTCGTATTTGGACTGTGTTTTAGGTTTGGTGGAGAAAAATATATTATAGACTACTATCGCAACAAATACAACGACTCTCCAACCAAGACAGTATTGAACGCGTGCAAGTACTTTGGTGTTGCTCTTTATGTATTTGGATGGTTGATAGTATCTGTATGTTTGAGTCTGAAACATAAAGGCAACAGAATCCTTAAAAATTCTATTCTTTCGGTTGCTTTGGTGAGTGTGTTGTGGGCCGTTTTTGAGTTTAAAGAAGAGGGTTTTGTTTTTCAGCCTAAACTACCATTAATTTCCTGTTCAGTGTTGTTGTCGGCTTTGGTGGCTCTTATAAGCCTTAAATATTCTCTAAAAGATATCGCTTTAATTGTGGTGGCAAGCTTCCTTATTGTGTTTTCCGAATACGCTGTACTACCATTTCAACGAGAAAATAATATTGTCGATGGTTTAGGTATACCATTACTTATACTCGGCTGGTTTATATTATTTTACGTGTTTAATGGTGATTCGGAACCATTTTCAAAGGTTTTTAATGTTGAGGAAGGAATTCCCCTTCACGTACTTAGATAAAGTCGTTCGAAACCATTATAATTTTGATTTTATTATCTAGAAAATGGTTGAATTCAACCATCGTTTTGATAAAAATATAATTCATATACAAGTATTAAACTAATAAATGGACGAAATTGAACTAAAGCGGTGTGATAAAACGACTCTGAAAAATATGGCTCTAAATAGGGGGTTGGATAGAACTGGTTATAATGGTAGAAATTTGTCTAGAATGAGAAAGCAAGATTTTATAGATTATATCCTCCACACAGACGATAACGATACATCGGAAGAATTCGAAGAAGAACTTTTAGGGTTTATTTTGAGCCAAATTAGAACGGATGACGCCTTAGATCCAATATTACATATATTTAATGCTTTAAACAACCTATCGGAGAGAAAGGAACCATCCGAAAATAAAAAGGTTGAAAGAATACCAAACGAAGAAGATGAACAAGTGCCAAAATTAATGATAAACGAAGACCACCATACACCAGAAGAAATTTCTGAGGTTAAAACAAACCTTGTTAATTTAGAAACTAAGATTACATGTGTAGTTTGTCTGACACGCCTCAGAAATGTGGTTTTTGCCCCATGTAACCACTTGGCAACCTGTATTTCTTGTTCTAAAAACAGTTTGTTGACTAAATGTCCACTGTGTCGCAAAGAGTTTACGGGTACAACAAGAATTTTTGCGTGTTAAATTTTTAATGATGGGTTACATCATTAAAAATTTGTAAGAAAAAAGTGTTCAACGTCAAGTAAGATAGAAAATTAAAGTTTCCAATCTTACAACAGATTTTAGGTAAACTGAGACCAGAAATAAAGTTAGTTCAAAAATCCTAAATATCGTTTTTTAAAGCTTAAAACAAGCTTTAAAAAAATTAATCTTTTGTCGCTGAAGGACCTCTCATCCTACCTTCTGATGTGGTTGAAGCTGTCCTTTTTGTTTTAGGAATAAAAGTTAAAGGTGAACTACCGCCACTAACAAATCCACTACTATAAACTTTTGGAGTTCGACTTTGTGACTCGTAAACACCATTAACGCTATTGTACATTTGCAAAAGGTTAACATTGGTCTTTTTGGCGATAATTTTAGACACAACAAATATTGTGGTTTGAAAGAGCACCAGAGCCATTAATCTTATTTCAACGGGCCAACTACTTACAGCCGAAGGCACATATGATTTCTCCCCTAGCTCTATAAGGAGCTTTTCATACTTGCTCATGTACAATGTTTGTTGTTGGGTATAACCCTCCATATCAAACCCTATTTTACCCAAAACAATTTCACAACCCATAAATCCCATCATTAAATACGACTTGTATGTTTCTACGGTCGAATCTACCGCTAAATTTTTTAAGGTATGGTCGTACGTCTTCTTCATATCCAAGTGGTTAGACATCATGTTAAAGTTGGGTATATGAACTTTAGGGTATGTTTTCTTCAGTCGGTCAAATTTAAATAACAACTCTCGTTTTTGGTCATCTTCATCCCTAGAGTATTCATTTCCAAAAGTTTTTACATTTGGTCTTTCATCGCCATAAACCTTTTTAATTTCTTTTACGGGCGGAATTATGGTTTGATGTTCCTTAATATTACATTCTTTATTTGTGTGGTTGTTTTCTTCATTCCTAACCTTAGAAGAAGATAAAATGGACCTTTTAACCTTACGATAACGCTCCGACGATATAGAAGCTACTAATGATGAACTGCTAACGGGTCTAACAACTTTACGTTTTAGAATGGGAGAAGGCTCCATTGAATCGGACGATTCCCACATAAAGGTACCTTTTCGTTCGGTGGATGGTTGGTTAGGTTCTTTAATCGAAGTTATTCTTGGTACCGCTTTAAAACCACCACCACCAATCGAATCTTCGCTTGAAACTATAGGCTCGTAATGATGTATATATTTTTCTGCTGCCAATGAACCATTAACTTTTTTTTTATTTATTAACAATTCAAGGTACAACTCGAGCATCTTAGGAAACCTTGGTTTAATTTTGGTTAAACCAAACTCATGTTCGACTTTTCTAATGATAAAACTATTGGTTTTTACAGGCATCTTTATTATTGAGAAAAAGAGAAAATAAAGATGTCTCAAGCCACAGTTTTAAACAATGGTTCATTACCCCAACAATCGACAAACGATAAGTGGTTAATAGCTATGATCCAACCACAAACAAGTTTTGACCTTGAAATTGCTGATAAATTAAGCCCGTTCCCACACTATCCAGGACCAATACGAGCGATAGGTGGTTTATACCATGGTCCGAACTGTAGAATACCCGGATTTCAACCATTAATTCAACCTATTCTCAGACCTAAAACACGTGTTTCAAATTGTCTAACAAGTCACTGTTACGAGTATGGAAACACGAGGTTTCCTCCAATGTGCGAGTGCGGCGACAAGTACGACTGTCGATCTTACGGTAAATGTTATAACAATAGTTGCGCTGTGGCTGGTTGGAACAGAGAAAGTTGTAGTGGTAACTGTTCTCCAACATGTGGTACATGCAACCATAATTCAAATGTGATATTTCATTAGATTTTAATGGTTAAAAAACGCCATTAAAATCTACCATTTATTATTATTAACCCTTTGAGGCCCAATAAGCCCGTGGGTCTGAAAGGGTTAAAACGAGATCATTTCTACCTTTAATTAAATGTATTTAAAAAAGTGTTAATAATGGTAGATAATAAATGACTTCTATTGTAAATGGGTTCACCGTTCAAAAATCCACTAAAACTAGTTATGATACCGGGCAGCCATGCAGTTGCTTTACTTGTGCCTTTACTACTACAATGAGACCATGTAGCAAGACAGACAGTATGGATGATTGGGAGTATGGCCACGAAGCCTGTTGTTTCACATGTCCAAATAAAAGGCGTTGTGCAAAACCAGATAAAAACGAATGTTTTATAGGTGTAGACTCCCATAAAAGAGACCCGCTTTCAAAAGTGACGTGGAATGGTAGGGGTCCTAACCTTAAATGTATATACGACGTCAACAAGGTCAATACTATGGACCAAATTGACAATTTTAAACAAAAGTTTGGAACTCATGGTGACTTTAATACCATAGTGGCAAACTTTTGTCAACAATCTTCAGATACATGTGTCATAGACCCAGATACCGGTAAAAATATGACAAAGTGTTCAAGGTTATAGTCGACCGGTAAAGATGGTGAGCTGTGTCGTGGTTGGTTTAACCAACAACCTAAAAATGTTCAAGACACGGTGGTTCAAAACTATTGTGCGGTCAACAACACACCAGACTGCAAGTGTGTCAATAGATCTTTAAACGAGGTCTATCGCAGCCTTAAAGTTGGAAAAGTTATAAATGATGGTTGTTGGTTCACCCCTTGCGCCAACCCACAATCATACCTTCAAACAACAGATGTTGAAAACCCTTCTTGTCCAGACAATTTCTGCGATGTTATATTCAACATTGTTAAAGATAGGGATGTGTCCATAGATAACATTAAAAACGATGTGAACTGTGTGTTTAAACCTGCTCCAAAACCACCTCCACCTAAGCCAACTCCACCACCTGTAGTGCCACCTAAGCCAACTCCACCACCTGTAGTG